AAGGTTACGAGTTGCAGCTCCTTGCTGTATGAATGCACCAGCCTCACCTCGGTTGACTTGACCTCGCTTGCGTCGTGGGTGAATGTTACGAATTGCAGCGGCTTGCTGTATGGCTGCACCAGCCTCACCTCGGTTGACTTGACCCCGCTTGCGTCGTGGGTGAATGTTACGAATTGCAACTACTTGCTGTATGGCTGCACCAGCCTCACCTCCGTGGACTTGACTCCGCTGGCATCGTGGGTGAAGGTTACGAATTGCATCTACTTGCTGTATGGCTGCACCAGCCTCACCTCCGTGGACTTGACTCCGCTGGCATCGTGGACAAAAATGACAAACAATTCATCCTTTATCTATAATTGCTCCAAACTCATTTTCGTCACCGTCCTCTCCACCACCCCCTTCCCCCTCACCAGCGGAGCCTTGACGAACGGCAACAACTGTCCTATCTACGTGCCGGACGATGCCGTGGATACCTATAAGACGGCCACGAACTGGTCCGCTTACGCATCGAGAATCAAACCCATATCAGAAAAAACGGAGTCATGAGAACAGACGAATCGAACAACAAGCATCTGATAGCGGAGGACGGCAAGGTCTTCCGCCGTATCAGTGACGGATGGATAGCCGGACCGGAAATCTATCTGGGCAAGACCTATCACCTAGGCGGCGAGAGGCTGGATACCCCCTTGGAAGAACTCCCCGGGCACTATGAGGAGATCGACGATCCGGTAGCCGCCGAGACCGTATTGCTTGACGAGGATACCGATATGAAAGAAGCGGTGAGGCCAATGATAGCCGCCGATGCCTCCACCGAACCTCCCGACGATCTTCCCCCGGAACCCCCAAGGGTGACACTGGCCGACTATCGTGCCTTAGAGAGGAAAGTGGAGATGATAATGAGATTATTAGGAATCAACTATAATAACAATTAAAGGATCGGAAGTATGAAAGAATTAAATGAGATTTTTATCGTGGCGTGGATAGTATTCGGATTATACATGCTTGTGTTTTTCGCTGCCATGGCAGATCTATGTAGCGGGATAAGAAAGGCTAAGTTACGTGGCGAGGTAAGATCCAGCTACGGCTTCAAGCGTACGGTAGACAAGCTGGCGAGGTATTACAACCTGCTTATCGCTTTGACCGTTGTGGATTGCATGCAGATGGCCGGCATATGGTATCTGGACATTTTCTACGGGTACCATATACCTATATTCCCGGTTGTAACGATGATCGGGGCTATTGGTCTTGGGATTATCGAGGTAAAAAGCATCTTCGAGAAAGCCGAGGACAAGGTAAGAAGCGATTACCAGCAAGTGCTGATGCTGGCTGGAGAGATCGCCAAGCACCGGACTGATCCGGAGGAGATAGCGAAAGCGGTTGTTGATTATATAAATAAGGGGAGTGGAAAATGAGAAATAATAGTCTGCCCAGAGGGTTGAGAAACAACAACCCCGGGAACATCAGGAGGAACAGCGATGTCTTCCAAGGCGAGAAGACAAGCTCAGACAAAGAGTTCAAGCAATTTAAATCGATGGCATACGGTTACAGGGCGATCTTCAAGATCCTGTCTAACTATTACCGGAACTATAAGCTGGATACGATCCGCAAGATGATAGGAAGATGGGCCCCACCGAAAGAGAACCATACGGAAAAGTACATCCAATTTGTATCTGACTACGCAGGAATCCCGGCTGACGATCCGATAAACATCAACGACCGAGAACAGATGATTCGGATTGTGGCAGGGATGAGCCGATTTGAGAATGGGAGAGAGGCTGATATGTCAGATGTTATTGCGGGGTGGAATTTATTATGAGAACGGGAATGATTTGCGGGATGCTGGCGATAGCCGGTATCCTCTTCCTGTCCGGGTGTCGAACCAAGATACAGCCTGTCGCTATCAAGAATCGTATAGACTCGATCTATATAGACAAGTTGGTACCTTACCCTATGCCTGTAGATAGCGCCTCTATCCGTGCGTTGATGGAATGCGATGAGAACGGTAAGGTAGTCCTTCGTTGGCTGGACATGGCCAACACCAAGAACGTAGAGCTCATGTTCGCCTTGGATAGCCTCGGTAACGTGATCGCCAATATGAGGGTTCCTAGGGATACGTTATATCTCCCGTCGAAAGAGGTATATGTCGATCGTAAGGTCGAGGTCCCGATCCCTGTGGAGAAGGAGTTGTCCCGTTGGGAGAAAATAAAGATCGAGGTCGGTGGGTGGGCTATAGGCTTGTTGTCCGGGCTGGCCGTTTTTTGTATAGGTTATGTCGTAATAAGGTTTTTAAGAAAGTAAAAATCACAATTTAATATTTGTTTGGTGTTTTAGTTTTTCATCTTCTATACCAGAGAAAGTTTTATTGTTTTAAAAACAGTGTTTTGAAAAATACTTGTAATGTGGGTAAAGTTGTTTTCGTTTATCTATATTTGTCCGCATATTAATATTAAACTAATGCCGTTATGATAGAATATGAAATATCAGATAGTGAACGTATTTTCTTGAAATCTCAAAATATAAGTGTATATGAACTCTTTAATGCTAAAGGAAGACCAATACCACAATGTAAACAAGAAATGGAAAATCATGGTAAATTATTTGCTTATAATACAACTGCTTGTCGAAAATATGGACATACATTGAGATCAAGAAGTGGACATTGTATTCAATGTAACACAGCTAGAATAGCATTTCAAAGAAGACATGAATCTGCAGGTATGGTATATATTGCAGGATCATTAAAAGGATCAATTATTAAAATAGGATATACTAAAGATGTGCAAATTCGTGAGGAGTCACTGAATCGTACAGAATATGCGGGATACTATGATTGGATTGTATTATTTGCTATTAGAAGTATAAATGCAGGAGAAATTGAATCTAGATTAGATATGGCATTAAAAGAATATTCTTTTTCTCTTGACTATTTACATGATGGAGGACTTCAAGAAGCAAATGAGGTTTTTAAATGTAGTTATTTAAAATGCCGACAAAAGATATTGGATATTTGTAAATCATGCTGTTATAATTATAACATTGTTGTTGATTTAAATAAAGATGAATATAATTTTGTGGATTGAATATGTATCTAGTTTATGAACTTTTGAGTTTTTCGGTGGTGATTTAGATCAGACTAGGTGATAGTTAACGCTAACTGAAAATTATAAAAGTGCTTTTTGTAGATGATTATCTGCCTGTAAATATGCAATTTTCAGAATAGCTGATCACAATGACTAGTATATTTACATTCAAAAAAATAATTTTTCTCATTATAAAAGGTGATCATTTAGACACTCTTTACAATAACAAAACTATAGGATGGGTATGGAAGATATTGTTGGTAAATATATAAAACAATTACACGAACCAAATCATCGTTTTAAATCTTGGGAACACTGCTTTATGGCTTTTTCGGATTTTAATAATGATGTTGATTATCTGACATTGCAGTTGGCTTTTTATTTAGCGAGCTGGGGGATGTATAGAGGTTCTTCAGAATTACTTCAGAAAGATTATTTGATACATGAACCTATTGTCGAGATCATACGATCTAATAGCGCATTAAGAAAAGAAAATATTGCTTCTGATGATATAAAACCAATAAATGAAATCGTTAAAAAGATCAAGGATGTATATGAAGTGAAGAATGTCAGCTGTACTTTAGTTTCGAAAATACTATTAGGTACTTTAGGTTGCATGCCTGCGCTAGATCGATTTTTTTGTGATGGATGGAAGATATGTGAAGAGACAAAAGAGTTTCCTATAAATCTACAAAATATCATATCCTTTGCAGATAAACATAAGATTGAAATAAAGGAATGTAAGAATTGTATAAAAAGCGATGTCATTTATCCCCCTATGAAAATTGTAGATATGTATTTTTGGCAAATAGGGTATGATGAGTATCTTAAAAAGAAAAATATAAATAGTATATAGGTTGGTGTATTATAATACCTATCTTTGTCTCGGCATTAATGGAGTCATAGTTAAAGTTAAAGCGTCTAGGGTAGTGATATTCGGGCTCTTTTTTATATTTCTTTTTTTCAAAATACACAACTTCTCAAATAATTCCCTACATTTGGGAAATCCTTAAAAGTAATCACTATGGCAAAAGATCCTACACCCTCACAGGTTGCGACCAATGCGTTGCAGGGAATTCCTTTCGGTTCTATTATAGGAGGCCCATTGAGAGCCTGTGTAGAGGCCCAAGAGGAACAAGCGAAAGCCGCTGCTGAGTTCATGAAAGAAACCGAGCTTAACTCGGATAAAGAGGCAGAAGAGAAAGAATAGTTTGAATCCTTAAATCAAATGATCATGAAAGCGGAGAAACAATATAAAGAGGCTACTTCCCGAGTAATACAACCGTTGAAAGGTGGTGGTGGGTATGTTGTTAATAACAGATTAGATTCTATTATCCAAACAAAATTATCAGATATAATAAGTGGATCAAGGAAAGAGAAAAATCTAGTTCAACGAATGGTTCGTGTAGCTCCTAGCCCTTATGATTCGACTTCTGATAATATTATTGCTGCATGGAATGAATTGGATAACGATTTGACCGTAGCTATAGCAGAAGCTATTGCTGGTGTACAAGGTGGTGGACCATATACTCCACATCAAAAACAATATTTAATGAGGCCAACAGCCGCTAACTGGGGATATTGTATAGAGGAAAAACTGAATGACAAAGCCGGAGATAATGATTGGGGTACACAAGAAGTATTGGGTGGTTCTAGACCAGATTACCACAAAGAAATTGATTCTACTCATGTATTTGCGGATCTCACGACTGATAGAGAATCGGGCGGTATCGGGCTTCATATTTGGGAGAAATTGAAAAAAGGTAGAAATACATATGCGGGAAGTGTGGGAGCAGATGTAACTTATACGCAAACAGGGCCTACAACATCGGTGGTATATGTACCAACCCAAAAAGAACAGGCTGCTCATCTTTTAAGACTGTTTGACAGAGTTGACTATGAAGTTACAGAGGATATGGATAATGTAAAATATAGATTAAGCAGATGCGCTAGTGGAATGGTCGGTAATTATTCTACTACAATTCAAAGAGCCCTTGAAATTCTTTCAACTTCATCAGATGATGATGATAATACGTCAGAAGAGGATATGTCAGATTAATTCGTGACTAATTCAAAATCATCCATTCCCAACGCATTTCTAACCTTTAACCTTCAAGTCAAGATCCTTTATGACAAGGTTAGAACGTCCACCATCTTCTAGAGGATATTCGATGGACGTTCTTTTTTTGTATATCTTTACCGTAAAAAACAATGACCTTTGAAGAAGCTATTTCTAAGCGTAAGCAAATCAATAGTTACGTTATCGGCCTCCCGATAAAGGAAGGCAAGAGGATCACCTCCCTGTTCATCGGCCCCACAGATTGGGATCGTATGTGCGATTACATGAACATGCAGAACCAGAAAGGCCATGAGATTGCCCGGATCAAGTTCGCCAATGAGAGCTTTTCCGTATACGGTGTATCGGAAAATGAATTGTCTGACGGAACTCCTCGTTGGGATATGTTGAATTTGGGTCGCTGGGAGGAGGAAATCTTAAACTGAGTATAAATGAAATATCGGGGATTGATATGGCCTAGCTATCAATCCCCGGCATTTAAAATAGCAACCTCCCATCCTTCTTATCCATCACCGCATTGAAAACACTTTTATAGGTCTCATACAACTCCTTCCGGCTTTCCGGCCCCGGCCAATCGACGAAAGACTCCCCGGCAAAGAATTTCCAAGCGAAGATCCGTTTGGCTTTTTCGGACAACCCTAACTTTTTATGAAGCCTTATCCAATATCGTAGGATCATCAGCCTTCTTCTTCAAAAAATCATTATTAATGACATACGCATCCATCCTTTCGGGAGGAAATGGGCGGAGCAATCTTTCAATCTCTGTTTTTGCTAGCTTCGGGTCTAGCCATCTTTCTTCGTCCTCCATGGACAAAATAGCCGGCATGCGATGCTTCGTATTATGGATATAATCCGTTAGTGAATTTGGATCGGTTGTAATGATTGAGAAGCTTTTTACAACTTCACCGGTTGTTTTATCCAGCCACTCGTCATAAATCCCTGCCATCGAGAAAATAGGCTCATCTTTTACGTATATGTAATAAGGTATCTTCTTATTTCCTTCATGCCGCCATTCGAAATAGCCAGTACTAGGTACAATACACCTTTTCTTCATGATCGGTTCCCGAAACGAGGGCTTCTGAAAGATAGTATCAGTCCGTGCGTTCAATGTCATGCGTTTTATCTCATCAGCTTGCTTCTTGTCCTTAACCCAGATCGGAATCAAGCCCCACTTGAAACTTTGAACCTCCCGATCTGCGGTTATAATCGGATAGTCTGGAAAAGTGAATGCGTTAACCCTGTATTGCTCTTGTTCCTCCAGAATTTTTTCAGCGATTTCTACCACGCTTAGATTCCGACCATAACGAGCCGCAAGTTCTTTCGCCTTCTTGGACATTGAGTTATAGAAGCACATATCATTTAATATTTATGATGTCAGACAATCTTGTAGTATAACAAGGGGATAGGAGCTCTTGTTTCAGTTTCCACTTCCTCCGGCCACCTTGTACCGCTAAAGTAAGATTATTCCTGTTAAATCCGCTATTCAATCGGTCTACCACTTTCATGAGCTTCTTTTGTCTCTCTCTATCTACGTTATCGAACATGTTTTGCTGGATCGCACTATCAGGAACGATATCGATGATAATAACCCCGGCTTTCTTGAAAAAATATCCTTTTCTGTAAATGTTCCGGAGGGCTATCAACGCATAGTGTACGATCTCTGGCGTGCTGTTCGTTGGTACCGGTAGCTTGACCACGCAATTCTGGAAGTATTGGGGTAGATCCTCCCGAAAATTATTCGTATGTATGAATACCATGAGCGCTTGAGCGCAGGATCTTTGTTTGCGAAGCTTTCCTGCGCAAATACTGGCGTAAGAGGATACGGCCTCTTCCAGTCCCTCAATCTCGGATATCGCCTCGCCAAATGCCCTGCTGGTGCATATCTGTTTCTTATCCGGGGTTACCAGCTCTAGGTCTATGCAGGATTCCCAATTTAATTCTTTCCAAGTACGTTCCCCTACGACTGTCATTTGTTGACGTACCCAGTTTCTAGGCATCAGAGAGAAATCGTATGCCGTACTTACACCATACACGGAGAGTCGTTTCGTGTGTCGGTAACCAATACCCCATACGTCCCCGATCTCTGTCCGTTTAAGCGCCTCGATCCGTTTTTCTTCCGTGTCAATGATACACACGCCTTTATACCCTTTATATTTCTTTGCGAATTTGTTTGCGACCTTGGCGAGAGTTTTTGTCGGGGCAATACCCATCGATACGGGAATCCCGGTTCCCTTGGAGACAGTTCGTATTATCTCTTCTCCATATTCTTTCAGGTCGTATCTCTCAAAACCGGAGAAATCCAGAAAACATTCGTCGATCGAATACACCTCAATGTTTGGAGAATAGGAGGAAAGCATTGTCATTACCCGGTTGGACATATCCCCATACAACGTATAATTGGATGAGAACACGCCAATACCATACCGCTCGATCTCGTTCTTGATCTGATAGGCTGGCACTCCCATCTTTATACCTAATGCTTTCGCTTCGTTTGATCGAGCGATCACACAACCGTCATTATTAGACAATACGACAACAGGGCGGTTATTCCAATTAGGATTGAAGGCACGCTCACATGATGCGTAGAAATTATTGCAATCCACGAGAGCGATCATTGTCTTTTCCTCCTGTTTTTCTTGATCGTGTAGGTGACGATCCCCCAT